TTTAAACCATTAACGGCAATGGAAGTTTATAACCGTTTTAAACCAAAATCCATTCTTGATTTTTCGATGGGATGGGGCGGAAGACTTGTTGGAGCATGTGCGTTAAATATTCAGAATTATACTGGAATTGATACTAACAAAAGTCTTAAGGAACCTTATAAAAAAATGATACGATTATTGAAACATTTGGGAACAGAAACGAACATTAATGTAATCTTTAAAGATGCATTGTCCGTCGATTATTCTAAATTGAATTATGATCTTGTTCTAACATCACCACCTTATTACAATGTAGAAATATATGAGGGAATGAAACCAAGAACAGAAGAAGAATGGGATTTAGAATTTTATGCTCCACTAATCGCAGAAACTTACAAATACTTAAAAAGGGGAGGTCATTATGTATTAAATATTCCTAAAAAAGTATATGACAATGTTTGTATTGAATTGTTAGGACAAGCAAACTTAAAGATACCATTAAAGAAAAAATCACATCCCAAGAAGAATAGTAATGATAAAGATTATTCAGAATATTTGTATGTTTGGAATAAATAAATATAAATCAATTTCAATATAAATAAATGTCACAATTTTATATTATTGTAAAATGTATCCAAAATGTATGACAACTTTCAAGCAATGGTATAAATCGCATCCAAAATATGAGCAAATTTATGTATTATTAGGCAAACCGACACCATTTGATGTTAGTTTGAGAGATGGAATACAAACTATACAACCAACATGTAATATTGGAACGATAGATAAACTCAAAATATATAATGAAATTAAGCAATTACATAATCCATCTAATATGGAAATTGGCTCATTAGCTTCTACAAAGTTGTTTCCTATTTTCAGTGATTCTGTAACATTTTTTAATTACTTGGATTACAAATTGGAAGAAACTAACAAATATATTGTTGTTCCAAATGAGGCAAAATTGAAGGAAAATCTTGATAAGTTTATTAATCTAAGACACAACTCATTAATAGCATCGACTTCCAATAGTTTTCAACTTAAAAACACAAAGATGTCGCTGGATGAGACATTTAAGCAATTCACTAATATAAAGGAATTCCTCAATTACAAAGTTGGCGAAAACAACTATAGCATTAAAATGTATATTTCCTGTATCAATGAATGTCCAATTGATGGTAAATTGGATACTAAAAAAATAGTAGATAATATTTTATTATTCAATTCATTGAATCCGAACATATTATGCTTGTCAGACACTTGTGGAACATTGACGTCAGTCGAATTTGAAGAGATTTTAACACAATTAATAACGCGAATCCAATTGAATAATGTATCACTTCATTTACATGTAAAAAATGAATCCGAAGTAGAAAAGATTATGTTTTGTGCATTGGATTATGGAATAAATAAGTTTGATGTTTCGATGGTTGAATTTGGCGGATGTAACATGACACTGGATAAAAAACGTTTGTGTCCGAATTTGTCGTATGAGTTATATTATAAGTTTTTAATGAAATATATAATTAAGAAATCTTTAACCTCTTCCTAAAACCATCATCATAAACAATGTATTTCAATCTTCTAGGTTTAATTATATCTTGAAGTAATTCGTTAAATCTATTTTTGAAAATAAGAATTTCGAACTCATTATGAAGTACATCATTTCTCGATGTTATCATCTTATGGTGTCGTGTAAGAAATGATAGGAAATTATATTTATCTTCTGGTTTCATTGTGTCGTAATCGTATGCGAGATAATCTTTATATACGTCAATAAGACTTGTATCAGTCATCGTTTATGAGTTATCTCTATAATATTTCTGTGGGTTTTGAATCAATTTTTTATAAAATGTTACTACTTTATGAATTACTTATGAATTACTATATAAAAACAATTGTTAATTGTATAGTAATAAAAATGAGTGTGTTGGATATACATCAAAAAATTAAAGAAAAATTAGAATACTTTCATAGAATTAAAAAGATACCAAACATAATATTTAATGGTCCAAGTGGTTCTGGTAAAAGCTCAATGGTAAACGATTTTATAAATCTGATATATGAAAATAACAAAGAGAAAATCAAAGATTTGGTCATGTATGTGAATTGTGCTCACGGAAAAGGTATCAAATTCATCAGAGAAGAGTTGAAATATTTTGCCAAGACTCATATCAATTCAAATGGCGGAGTATTTAAAAGTATAGTGCTTTTTAATGGTGATAAACTAACAATGGATGCTCAGTCGGCTTTAAGAAGATGTATCGAATTATTTAGTCATAACACACGTTTCTTCATTGTTGTTGAAGATAAATATAAATTGCTTAAACCAATATTATCGCGATTTTGTGAAATATATGTTTCAGAACCTGAAATAAATGGTATCGAAGTGAATCTCTATAAATATAATTTGGGACGAACATTGAAACTAACAAACTTAAAAAATAAAAGGATTGAGTCACTTAAGAAAGAACTGGGACATATGAAAGATACGATGGATGATAAAACTTTACATACACTCGTCAACAAATTGTATGAGAAGGGCTTCAGTGGACTAGATATTTTAAAACTAATAGAAGAAAACTATTTTAGCATGGAAGATGACAAGAAATTTGAGTTGTTAGTTACATTCAATAAGGCAAGGAAAGAGTTTAGAAATGAAAAATTGTTATTGCTATTTATTTTGAACTTTCTATATTTAGATAAACTAACAAACTTGGACAATGTTGAATTGGTTTAGTGAATTAAGGAATTGCTTAAATATGGATGTAGTTTGTTAGTTCAGTGAATTAGTTCAAATTGTTAAAATAATTAATTGAAATAATACAAATGGACGATTTTAATGTTAGTTCGTTACATGAATCGAAGAATGAATGGGGCGCGCGTTTATTAACTATTTTGACACCCTTAATTATTGAAGGTTTCAAGTCTATTTTTGATGAAGCATATTTGCTCTGTAAGCAGAATGGTGAAATAGATAAATATTTAATGACATTTCAAAATTTCATAACACGTGTTCCAAAATGGAGTAATAATGTTGTAGAAAATGAGAAAAAGAGAATTATTGAAAAAAGTGGATGCTCCTATTTAGAAGATTTAGTAACTTGTATTCATATTATTCAATTAAAATTGTTGACTGCCATGCGAGTAGGACAAAAACAGAAAAAAATAGATATTAATATTCCAAAATTGGATGAGTTTATTCATAAATGTTACATCAATGTGGCGCGAAAAGTGTATAAAAATGTCTATTTATTTGAATTGAATTGTCCGCCTTTACAAACACAAAAACATAACAGAGAATTGGAAACCATAGTTCAAGAATGTATATTGAATGCCGTCAGAGATAATATTCCAGTTGAAAATATATTGAGAGCATACATGGATGAAACTGTTGAGGAAGATGTTGTTGAAGAAATCAAAGAACAAGTTATAGAGAAACCAAAGGAAGTAGTTGAATCACATGTTGTTTCAGAAGGAGGCAGTGGAATCAAGTTTAATGATGTTGATAAGGTGTTAAATAAACATGGTAAAGAAGAGACTATTGAGGCACCAAAAAGCATCGAAAGATTGGAAGAAATAAGCGCATTAAGACATATGCAACGAAAAATGGCGGAAGAAGAAGACGAAGATAAGCTAGTTATTAGTGATGAAGATGTTCCGTTGGATTCTCTGGATGTTCATGTAATTGGCCAACCTGAAATAAAATTAGACAATGAGTTCTTATTGGATGATATAGAAGTTTTAGCATAATTAGCATAATTATAATTGCGTTATATAATTTTAAGAAAACTAACAATATATTTTACAATGGACAATATATTCTTAGTTGCTTTAATAATATCCTTTGTTTTTTTTATTGGAAAATTTTTAGAAATGAGATATGTTGATAAGGAACCGAAACCTTTAAAATTACTTGTTAGGGATACTTTGTTAGTTTATGTTAGTGTTGTTTTCGGCACCTTTGTTATAAATCAGTTGAATCAACTAGTAAATGAAACAGAAGTGCCTAATGTTCCACTTGCGTTCACTGATAATCCGCCATTTTAAAGGTCGTCTATTATATCGCGAGTAATATTTCTTGCTATATATTTGTTAGTTACTACTCTGTCACGGAAGCAAAATATTATTTACTACATCATCTTCCAGTCCATATTTTAATGAATGAATGTCTAATTCTTCTATGTTTCGTATCTCTCACATATTCGTCATAATGATAGCCAAATGCTCCATGATGTGTATAAATGTCTCCAAAAAGTGAATTACGTGTTGATAAATGTGGACTTTCTTCATGAAAAATTAGTCCCATAACGCGCTCGAGAGAACATCTATCTGTTCTACATTGAATTGCCGGTATAAGATTTGTTAGTTTATATTTTTGTTCTAACATTTCTAAGAATGGCAATCTGATAAAACATTGACACCCAAAACAGAGATTAAACTTGGTGTCATTTTTAATGCCAAAGATATTGATAATTTCTTTTGTATTATGGAGTCGATTTATCAATTTATGATGGTTTTTTAAAGAAGACAATATTCGAATAATGTTTGATTCATTTTCTTTGTCGTAATTATGATGCCATAAGGGCAATACTGGTGCCGAAATGCGATTGAAATTGATTTTTTTATGAACAAATGTGCTGTCGTGAATAATTACCGCACTGGGAAACCATTTGTGTCTTAAATAATAGATAAATGGCAATAATTCACCGCGTTTTATAAACTCTGATTGAATTACTTCCAGATTGGCATATTGGAAGTCTGCTTTGACGAAATTATAATTGCTATTATCGTCTATAATAATGATTTTTTGAAGTGGATAAATAGTTCTAATTAGTTTTACACATTGATTCCAATATTTGTTAGTTTGTTCAGAGTTTACATGTCTTGTAATAATGAAACCAAAAGTTGACATAACAATATATATAAATTGATATTATATTGTTATATCATACTAAACAAAAACAAAAAATTGTTTATTTTTATTTTTAGATCCGTGTTTGTAACTAATAACTAATAACTAATAACTTAGTAAGCTACATTCTGTAAAGATTTTATTTTTACAATAGCATATACTTCACAACACCAGTCAATTTCAGGCAACCAATCGCTAACTCCAAACAACATATTAGTATTTTTATTCAATTCTCTTCGTAAATATTTCAAAAAGTTTTTTAGTTCATTTTTATTTACACTTTGTAATTCAGTATTTAACAAATCTTTGTAATCACTTTTTTCTAAATATTTTTTTTGTGATTTATTAAACTCGAACAAATCTGATACTTTTTTAGATGGTTTTATTACTGGTTTAATGGATGTTTCTTTATTTTCAGGTTTCTTGTCATTCGACATATATTTAACAATCCATTTGTCAACATCTTCATCAACATATTCATCATCCTCAACATCCTCAACATCATCTTCATCCTCATCCTCACATAAACATAAAAACTCATCTAAATCACTATCTGATTGTTCTTGAATCTGACCTAAACGATATTCTACTATGGGATTTATACATCGAATGTAATTGTGATCTTCTGATTTGAAAATTTCTTCATTTGGGTATGTTTTGCTCTTATTCATAATTTTGAAAATACTTTCTTTCGCTTTATCTAGAGTCGTTGTATATCCAATCACTTTAACACATTGCTCTTTTTTATAATCATCATAATTTACAATACAATACAAATCTGATAAATCGGTCATTTTTTGTTTCTATAAATAATAAATAAAATTAATTATAGAAAATCATTTCAATTTTTTTCAACTTTTGGGAAAAGTTGAGCCAATAATGAAGCAAAAGATTGTTCCATGTTGATGTTGAGTATCTAAAATGTCGAGATTTAGTAATATCAAGATTTCTAAAAAGTTTAAATAATCTTTGGCTCAACTTTTTAGATTTTTGCATGGCTTAACAATGGCATGGTATATCATCAATATTAATTAGATATTCAGTAGATGGCACCTGTTTAGTGTTAGTTATAAACTTGCTAAACTCTGGTCGGTCTAATTGTGCCTGAGGAGTATGTTTATGAACACATCTGGCAATCATCTTATACAATTTGAAATCTGGATATCGTTCAACACCATTGTTTTTATATAATACATTAATGCCATTATCATCAATACACCATTCAGTTATGATTCTAACAACTGGAGAACACTTTTCCAGACATTTTATTGTGTCCAAATCTTCGACTAAATAGTCAAAAATGGAGCATGCTAGACGACATAGGTCGAAACTAAAGTTGGGTTCTAATCGAGGTTTATTGGAATTATAAAATGGCTCAGTGTTGTATTGTGTTGCTGCATCACCACCTGTTTGGAAACTATCACTACAAAATATTTTGCCGTCATATTTGTATATTGCACGACCAAAATCGATTATTTTATATATTTTTCCATAGGTTGGAACCTTGTATGTCTTCTTTTTGTAGACATAATAAATAAACTTTTTGTTAGTTGTTGTATACATTATGTTATTGGTATGTAAATCATTGTGTGTTAAGGAAAAAGCCTGTTGATATGTGAGTAATATCATTATGATTTGCATCAAAGCAGATATCCACTCTTCATCAGATATGTTTTCAGATAATATAAAGTTATTGAATGTGTCGTCGCAGTGTTCCATACAAATAATTTGGACTGGAAACTTTGGTATTGTGAGCATAATTGTTTCGTCGGTGAGTGTCGAATAATCTTCATCGTCTTCGCTAAAATCATCAACTCCTTCAATTTTAGAATCATCTTCTATCTGTGTGTCATTATCTTCTATTTGGGTATCATCGTCATTTGTATGCGATGTTCTAGAAGAGCAACTTGAGGAAGAATGAAAGGAAGAATGAAATGAAGTCTTCACATTCTCTGGAGCCAATAAATCTATATTTGTCATGTCAACTAAACTAACAAAGTTATTGTCGGTATCGGTGTCGGCATTTGTCACCGCTAGCAAAGCCTTATCGGTATCCGCACCAGATTCAAATATGTCTTCAAATATGTCATTGTTCAGCGATTTTACTGACAATTGTGACTTAATACTTCCAGCTATATTTATGGGCTTCAATTTAACCGATTCCACATTTATTAGATGCGAAAAATCTTCAACTTGGAATAATGTGCCTTTTTTATTATGAAAAAACTCGGATTGAACCAAATATTCCAAATCATCGAATATATTCATCTTGAAATCATTTTTAATTCCTAAAAAAGAACCATAGAAATCATTTCCATGAATAAAATTATATTCATATAACAATCTACTAGATAAAAATGAAAAGAAACTATCCACATATGATAAATTATTTGGTTCCAATATTTTTGGATGAACTTTCATTGTCTTGTCAAATGAAGGCAAATTAAATAAGTTTTCGTCTGTTAAATCATATTTACCAATAATGTATTTAAATGGGTCTAACAATGGAATAATTTTAATAAATATTTTTGAATTATGTTCTTCTTCTGTTATCGTGTGCTTTAATGTTGTTAGAAATGTATTATCTTTGCCTGATTTAATATCTGTTATTGCTAATGTATTATTCAGATTTATTGAGTTCCAGTTGGTGCTGTTTAGTGAAAAAAATCTGTCGTAAATTGGAATATAGTTTTGAGCATTTGTTAGATGAATATTCTTGTTATTCTTAAACTTACTAAACAAGTGAGTATTTTTTCGTTTCTGATAATTTACAGAAATTGTCATTAGCAATTATTTATATTAATTTAAAATGTTTTTAACTTAATGTTTTCAATTATGCGTTTTTTATTTTATTATTTTTATATTACTTATTATTATGAATCTAGAACTAAAGAGATTTGATATGAAAACGATTAGTTTCAAACCAAATGAGTCCAAAGGACCTGTTATTGTTTTAATTGGACGTCGTGATACTGGTAAATCTTTCTTGGTGCGAGATTTGCTTTATTATCATCAGGATATTCCAATTGGAACTGTTATTTCCGGAACTGAAGAAGGTAATGGATTTTACGGCAAAATGGTTCCGAAATTGTTTATACATAATGAATATAATACGGCCATTGTTGAAAATATTTTGAAACGACAACGCGATGTTTTGAAGCAAATTAGAAAGCAAATGGAGTCTTTTAAGAGAAGCACAATTGATCCGCGCACTTTCG